ACCCCCTTGTTGAGTAGATAATGATAACCACCAAGTATCAGTATGTTCAAACCCTACATCTTTTGCCATTTGAACTGTATCTTCCTCAAATGTCTTATACTGTTTTGTATTCGCAACATTTAATGCTAGATACTTACCTGTCTTTAATCCGATATGTGCATTAGCAATAGTCTTTTTTAAAAAATGTTCTTTCCACATATCTTCTGTATCAAATTTAATACTAGATTGTTCTGGTTCTTCTCCGTATGCTTCCCATCCAAAATACGGTGGACTTGTAAAGACAAAATCAAAACTTTCTTCTCTCGGAATAAATGTTTCACTACCTTGTCGTAATAACTTATATAACTTATCAACCATTCCATAATCGTGTCGTATCTGTTTTAGTCCAGTATGTGTCGGAATACAAGGATCGGTACCCACATAGTTTACCCCAGCTGCAATCGCACCCAATAATCTGCCACCATATCCCATTGATGGATCCCATACAACTCCTGCTTTCGTGCCTTCCAATACACTATCTTTTTCTACAAAAACATCATACATCGCTGCGGCTGCTGTCGGTCTGAAATTTGATACCATTTGAGTACCAGAGTATCTTCTTAACATGGATCGCATATCTGATTCAGTAATCATATGAGCAGGTTTCTTTTGAAAAAATGTTCCAGTTAAAATCTTATTTAATCCTTTTTTTAAATGTTCTTCATCATTCCATATTTCCATTGGTGTTCTCATCTTACCACATCTAATATCCCAAGCGTGTTCCATATATGACCACGCAAGATTCAATCCGTGTGCTGATTGACCTATGATTTTATTCTTTCTATCAATTAATGTATCTCTTTTAAAATTCATTAATTGTAAAAATATGTTATCACGCCATCTCTTATCTTTTGGATAAAATGGAAACCCTTTTTCTTTCCAACTATCGTGTGTTTCTTGTAATATATCAGAACTCATTATTGACCACAAGTGCTCATTAAGATTAATAACAGTAATATTATTACAGCAATTTGAAACATTTTAAAATTCTCCTATGTAATGGCATTATTTTAAACTTACCATCGTTCCAATATTCGAGCCAAGGACCATCCCCAACTTTACCGTATCCAACAACAACTGGATACTTTTGATATTTTGATTCTTCTGTATAATTTTTATACTTTCTCCTCCACCTGGTCATACAAATATACATCGCCAGGTAATGTTCCTCTTGCCCAAGATGTTCCTCCAACTAGTTTCATATTATTCCTCAAATAAAATCTTTTAGCAATTTCATTATCACTCCTCACACTTAAATAGACTCGTCTATTCACATACTTAAAAAATCGTTGCAACACTTCACTAGCAGAACCATCTTTATTCTTAGCTGCAATTTGATGTAATATACAATCACCTTGTTGTGCTAATACATCACCTATTCTTTGTTTTCTTTTATAGAAATTATATGTAATAATAACCTCTCTATCTAAAACAACACAGCCTTTAGTAATCATTCTTCTCATATAATCTGTTCGTATATGAGGAAACCATTTCTTATGTTGATAAAATATTTCCTTTACCGTTTCAAAATCTTCCATTTTAGCGTGAATCATAATACTATTATAACATAAAATAAATCAAAAGTCTATAAAATTAAATTCCGTAATTCTTGATTGGCAAAACAGTCCGCTACTAAATGGATCCTATCCACTCCACTTTCATTCCTGACAGCGTGAGGTTTTGTTACATCTGTGTAGTAATAATGTCCAGTTTTCAAATTATATTCTGTTCCAATCTTATCTCTTACACTTTCATATAAGGTAAAGATAACTTGCTCATTAGTCTGAATCGGAATATGTATTCTAATAATATCACCATCATCAAAACCAATTTGTTTATCTATCTTATCAGTATGTCTTCCAATTACTTTACCTGCCTGTAATTTCATAAATCTAACTCGTTCTTTTTTAGCAGGTATTCTATCTAATATTCTTATTATAGATTCAAAATTTCTATCGTCAAATAAAGATGTATATTGTAATTTTGTTTCGGTCATAACTTGACTTTTTAAAACACCAGGTTTTAATATGTCTAATGGATGTGGTCCATATCCATGAAAAGATATAGCAGTCCAATCTTCACCCTTTGTATATTTTGTTTTTACCTTTTTAAACTCACACCATTCAAGGCGTTCAGCCGCTTGACTTAAACCTTGTGTATAAGGATCTAAATTTAATTCTTTTAATATAGGTCTATTCATTTCTTTCTCCATATATATTGATTTAATACCATAATGTTTTGTCTAACTTTTTTCCAATCTTCATAATCTTCTCCTTCAATTCGCCATTTAGGATCATCTGGCACATAGTTACTAGGAGGTATCTGATATTCTTCCTCTTTCATATGTAACCATAATAATTCTGTAGCACTATCTTCATTCTCACCAATAACACCATCAGCAAGATTAAAAACTTTTTGAACAACGGCACGGCACCAATCTTTATTAAATTCTTTCAACCGTTGAAAATCATAATAAGGTTTCAACTCATCATACTTATCTTTAGATATTGTCATCATCTTCTTCTTCTAAAAAATCTTCTCCATAATGATGACCTGGTCATTGAAACAACTGTAAATATTAATGCAATTTGAAAATTCTCAAATATTGTAGGGTGCATATTAAACAATGGAAATATTGTCAATTGAATAGCTATTGACAGGAAGAAACCACTTCCTACATCTATTATACTTTCAATCACATCTTTACTAATGAATTGTCTTGCCATCTTTTTGTCTTTTTAAAACTTTCTCTATTTCTTTTTTTGCTTTTACTTTTGCTCTGTCCCATTTAAACTTGCTAACTAAATCTCTAAAAACATATCCATTCATATGTTCATTTTCGTGCTGAAAAATCCTTGAGGACATTCCATGCAAGTGTTCCTCTTTTACTTTTTTATCTTCATCTTCATATTTTACGAACACCCATTTTGGTCTCCTGATTGCTAAAAAGATAAAAGGAAAAGATAAGCATCCTTCTTTCAACATAACTGTTTCTTTACTCATATCCAAAACTTCAGGATTAAAGCAATATCTTGTTCGTCCTGCTTCTATCTGTGGATGTCCGCCCATTACAAACATACGGTATGGTAAGCCAACTTGATTGCAGGACAATCCTAAACCACCATACTTTCTCATAGTGTCGGTCATAGCATCCGCTAATGATTCTCTATCTTTAAAATCGTGCTCTTTTAAAGTATCATCTTGAAATGGTGCTATCTTACTTAACAATCTAGGATCACTTGGCGGTACCATTTCTAATATTCTTTTCTCGGTCATTATTCTATCATCCTTGTAAAATTCTTATACTTTTCAAATTTCAACACCCTTGGAAACTTGTCTATCAAAGTATCACTCTTATGGGAGATTACAAATATGTTTTCCTTTATCATAGTTGTTTGTAATATTCTCATAAATTCATCTGTACCAGACGAGTCTAACGAACTATCAAATATTTCATCTAGTATTAATAGATTTGTATTTGTAGAGTTTTTTATCTTGGCGATTTCTCTCCAAGTAAAGAGTATAGATAAATCTATTCTCAACTTTTCACCCTCACTAAAAGAATGGTAGTTAAACTCATCTCGGTACCTAGACTTAATTGTTTCATTAAACTCCTCATCAAGGGTAAAATTCACAAAGAAGTCCATATCTGCTAAATACTTATTAATATACTGGTTCATTATCGGTAGGTACTGTTTAATGATTTTCGTTTTAATACCAGTATCTTGCATAAGTACTCTAGCAGTATCTATATAATTCTTTTCTTCTTTATCTTTTATCGTTTTTAATTCTGTTTCAGTTAGTTGCTCTTGTAATTGATTTAGTTCTCCTGTTTGTGTAGCTGTAGATAATTTTTCATCTTTTAATTCATCTATTTCACCAATTATTTTATCAACATATTTTGTTATCTCATTAATGGATGTTTCATAGCGATTAATTAATAATTCTTTTTCTCTTATGAGAACCATTATATCATTAATCTTTTCTAATCGTTTTTCTACAGTTTTAATTTCCTTGTCCAATTGTTTCATACCAACATTAATTTCATCAACTTTATCCTTCTTCTTCTGTATCATTAATTTTTTATATTCTTTATCAATATCCTGTTGGCACATTGGACAATCATTATGTGTTTCAAAAAATTTCAAATCTTTTTTATGCTTTGTGCAAGTGTTCTCTATCTTTGCTTCCATTGTATGGAGTTTTTTATGTTTGGCATTTACTTTTGTTTGGTCCAATATTTCTTTTTGTAAAGCAGTTATTTCTGTTCTGACTTTTTTGATATCTTCTTCATAGTTTTCTATATCAACATAACTCTTTTTAACTTCTCTTTCTTTTTGGTCAATGGTTTCTAAATTCAAACTACTAATTTCTTCAATATGTTTTTTCTTGTCACCAATCTTTGTATCCAATATTGAAGATTCAAAGTCATCATTCCTAATTAACTCATCTTGTGCTTTTTGTTTTTCTCTAAACAATAAATTCATTCTGGAAAAGATTTCAATGTCCAATATTTCTTCTACAACTTGGCGTCTATGTCTTGCTCGTAATTGCATAAATGGAACAAAGGATGAACTGCCTAATATAACAACTTGGGTAAACGACCTAAAGTTTAATTTTAATATTGTTTGTTCTAAATGTTTCTGATAATCCCTTTGAGCAGCATCCTGATTTAACATATCACCATCGCACCATATCTCAAATGTATTAGGTTTGATACCTCGTATTATCTTATATTCATTTTGACCTACAACAAATTCTACTTCCACTACAGCTTCTTTTTCATTGATTGTATTAATTAATTGGTCTTTTTTAATATTTCTGAAGGCTCGTTGAAACAATCCAAAGCATAAAGCGTCTAACATAGTAGACTTACCTGCCCCATTATCTCCCATAACTAATGTTGTTGCTGACTTATCTAATGCAATTTCAATAAACTGTTGTCCTGTTGATAGAAAATTCTTATATCGCAATTTCTTAAATACTATCATACTTCGTTACCCCAACAATCCCATCCATTAACTTTCTCTCTTGCAAATAATTCAATTCGTGGCAAATCACCACACAAGTCCACAATCTTGTTTCTTATTATATCTGGTTTTCTTGAATGTTCTCTTATGGGTTCATATACAATTTGATGAACACTCATAGATTGTCTTTTGGGTTTACCTTTTGTACCTATTAAACATAATTCTGAATTTGCTCTTGTCCAATATCCTAATCCCCAAAAGAAACTATCTGCTTTTTTATTTTTCTTAATCCAATTAAAACCACAAGTTGAATAATTAAATCCCCAAGCAGATATCGTTTCTAGTCCTTCAATTAATTTAGGAAATGTAACCCATAAAAATAATAAACAATTTTTATCTGCAATATTTGATATAGGAAGATTACTAATTTCTTCTTTAGACATAACATCATAAGGAACTTTTCTTGTTACTGTTTTATCATTCCAATGTTTAAAATGCCAAGGCGGATCAGCATAAATGATATTATATTTCTTATTCGGAAATGGGATCTGCATCCTGAGCCTCCACATAAGTTTCTTTAATCATAACTTTTAACTTGTCTTTATCCAAATCAACTTGCAACTGGTCAACATAATTACTAACTAATGTCATTGTATCTTCTGACCCTTCCACAATATCATCGCTTACATTATGATGAGTTAAAGCAGAATAATCTTCCAATATTTTTAATTCGTGTACTGAAATATCATTATATAATCGTTCCAATAACCTATCAAACATTTGATTATCTTTTTTGTGTGAAACAATTAGTTTAATAAACTTATGATGATAGGGTTTTATGTTCATTCTATCATAGTTTGTTTCCGTATCATCATAAATTAGTTTTTTAAATATTGTATAGGGGTTTTTAATAAATTCTATTTCTCTTGTTGCTGTATCCAATATATGAAATCCTTTTTGTTTATTATAGTCTGCCCAGGTCATTTCATATTGACTACCCAAATAAAATACTTGGCCATCATCATTCTTATTATGAAAATGTCCACTATATGTTTTTTCAAATCGTTGCACAATTTTTTTATCATAACCATGCAATTGTCTAATACCATCGACCATAACAAAACCATTTAAATCTAAATGTGCTATAAGAATATCAGCTTGTGCTGTGTCTAGTGTTTTGAGGGAGTGTTCTTCATTTTCTGGATTGATCCACGGGAGCATTAATAGTTTTAATCCATCAAAGTCAACTACTTTTGGTTCTTCATAAATCCAAGGTTCATTTACACCATCGGGTGCCGTACATAATTCTTGTACTGCATTAATCTTGTTTGTGTTTCGGAAATAAATATCGTGATTACCAACAATAATATGGGTATCTATTTTTTCATCCCATAATCGCTGTAAAAACTTGTGTCTAAAATTGTGTGCTATTCTATAATTGATGTATTTTCTTCTATCAACAATATCACCTAAATGAATAAGTGTCTTGATATTATGTTCCTTTATATATGGAAAAAATATCTTGTCATAGAACTTGTGAAAATAATCATCAAATATCAAACTATCATTACGAGCCCCAAAATGGGAATCGTTCAATAATACTATCTTCATACCTACCTTATAATATAATTACTTTTTTTTCTTCTCGGGTTCTTCTATCTTTTGATTCCTTTGTAGAAAATCTAATAACTGACTTCTGTATTGAGAGTCATCTCCTTCTAATTGATCCATTATGTTTTCGACACCTGCATTAGCAATCATCTTTTGCTTTACTAGTGTTTGTTTTTTCTCTTTTTGTATCCGTCTTATAAATGCATAATATATAATCTGTGTAAAATATGCAAACGGATTAGTTGATTTTTCTGGATTAAAATTATCCATATATTGTAAACAATTCTCTATACCATCCGAAATCATATCGTCTCGGTAAGTATAGTTAATAAAATTAGGTCGATAAGATAAATGATTTGCAATCTTTAAAAAGCATTCACCTATATAATTAGTAACATCTGGTTTTGTTCTATTATTTTCTTTAGCATTATTAACTTTATCTCTATAGATAACCATTGCTTCTAAAAACTTCTTGTTATCCACATAATGCTGAGTTACTTTCTTTTTCATAATACTTCTTTCATTATATTATTATACTAAATTTTTTAGGAAAAGTCAAGGTAAAATAAGCAATTTGCTTGACAAAAAAACCTATCGTGATATAATAACTATGTAGGGTTTTGCAGATGGAATAGAACCTAGTGTAGGGTCCTAGTAGCAGCAGGTTTATATAGTAAATCCAATTCTTCATCACTCATTTCTTCCATTACTCTTTGTCTTTCTTCTTCCGTGATTTGGTCTCTTTCCATTTCTTCAGCAAGTTTCATTATTTTATCCATTTCTTGGGGAGTTAAGGGAGGTTTAACCGGTTGAGTTTTTAATCGCTTTAAGATAACTTCATAATAATGTGTTAAATCTTTATTAATACTTGCAATTGTTATAACTCTTTCTTTTGGTATAGAAAAAACTTTATCATTTGAAAAAGGAATCCAAGGTGCTAAAGAAGAATCATCCCTTGCTCCGAATTGTGTTGATTTAGCAACAGTTTTTAATTGTAATGGTTCTTCAATTCGTAGAAATTTATCATTATTGCTTACCGATACTTGTCCCACTAATTCGGTACCATCAATTAATTTAAGTAATTTATATTCTAATTGTTGCTTTTGTTCCATACTACTATTTATCTAATCTTTCAACTGAACATTATGAATTTCGTAATCAAATTCCTCTTCGGTGTAAATGTTTATCCGTTCCTGAAAATGCTTTAAAGTAAAGTTTTCCCTACTATGGTAAGTCATATCATCTGCTATATCATATAAAGTAGCGGAAGTTTTATTATCTCCTAATCGGAGACCTCTACCAATACTTTGTAAGTTTCTTATCCTAGATTTACTAGGACTAGCAAAAATAATATTATGCAAATTACGAATATTGATACCTGTTGAGAAGGTACCATATGAAGCGACAATAATAGCATTTGTTTCCTTTTCCGTAATTGCTCTGATTTTTTCTCTTTCATCTGCTTCTACTCCTCCGTAAATAAAAAATACCTTTCTATTACTATCTGCTTTCTCTTTTATCATTTCGTGTAGGTTCTTGCCATGTTTCTCTACTAATTGAAATAAACATAGTGTATTCCCTTCTAAATTCAACGCTAGGCGTCTTATAAAGTTATTTCGTGAACTACTACTCACTAAATAATCTATCTCATCCTGATACTTTGCATTCCGAAATGTATGGCAATTTGTATCTGTATGTTTTAAAATCAAACATCGGACAGTTAAATTAGACAACTGTTTCTTATCTATTAACTTCTTTGTTGATGTAACTTTATTAACAGCACCAAACAATCCCTCTAATACTAACTTATGAGTTTGAGCACCATCTAAAGTTCCAGTTAGTCCAATTCTATATTTACAATCTGTAAGTTTAGTCATTATTGCTGTCAATGATTTTGATTTAAATAAATGTGCTTCATCACCAAAGACAATACTAAACTGCTGAAAGTAATCTGTTTTTAATCGGTATAAACTTTGCCAAGTAGATATTAAAACTTTCTTATCTGTTATATTGGAATAACCACTATACAATCTATGGCAATTCTTTTCCACATTCCAACCATAAGATTTAAAATCGGTATACATTTGTTCTACTAATGATGTAGTCGGAACAATTAACAAACACCTATTGTTTGGTTCATCTTTTAACAAGTGTGTATAATATCGGATAAGAGCATAGATAATAAATGACTTACCACTTGCTGTAGGACTTAATAATAATGTTCTATTAAATCTTAAACTATGGTAAATAGCATCTACTTGATAATCTCTAGCTTCAAAGGACTGACCTAGACTGTTTGCAAACTTTTTAACAACTTCTTTATCAACCTTATTATCTATATCAACATTCTTGCCATAAACAATATGATAACCTCGTTCTTCAGCAAACGCTTTAATATATGGATAGAGTCCGAAATATATTTCTTTGTATTTTTGTGAAAATAATCTTATCTTTCCATCCCACATTCTTGTTCGGAACGCTGGCATAAACTTATAACCAGGAACATAAAAGGTAAAAAATTCTGAAATTTCTCTTTGAATATTTGGATCACAATCTACCGTAAGGTAAACATCATCCTTCTTTTCAATGATAAGAGTATCCATATTAAATTATCCATGTCATTACACTAAATCTAGTCCCTTTTATTACCTTTTTAACTTCGTGTGGATACATAAAGTTAGAAGGAAAAACAACAGCAGACCCTTGTTTCTTTTCCAAAGGCTCACCACACAAAACAAATTCACCACCATCATAACTATCATTTAAAAATATTAAAGATGTAAGATGAGGATAACCTTGTTGTTGTCCGTGACTATAATGGATATTATCAATATGAGTATTCATAAAACCACCTGCACCATAACGATTGATTCTGAATTGAGTATATGCTTGTATTTTAATTTTATCATAAACACTAATGTAATCATTAACCGCTTGTTCAAATCCAGTTTTCAAGTGTTCGTGGTGCTCATCTTTGGATCTAATCCAATATTCATCCATTACAACCTGTGATGTGCCTGTATTTTTATATGCCGTTGAAAATGTAGATGTTGTCCATTTAGCGTTTTTATCAAAATAGTTTACAAGATTATTACATATATTACTATCTAAAACTTGTGGATAGTAGTAAATATAATCAGAAATTTGCTGATTGGAACTCATGGTGTTCTCCTAACTGTCCTTTTATTTGTATATTCCAAGAAATACTTATACGATTTTTCTTGGAGTGATTGATTGGAACCCAATGTTGGAACCAAGCAGGAAATATTATTGCTCTATTTGTTGTTGAAACAAAAGATATAAGATTTGAATTATCTCTATTTGCTACTGATTTTCTCGGAACGATTATGTCTGCTTCACTTCTTGGGTCTTTAAAAAAGATACCAGCATTTCCATCTGATTCTAAATACCAAACTCCACTTAAAAAATTATTAGAATGAGTATGGGGTGGATGCATTTCACCAGGTTTCAGTACATTTGCCCACATATCAGTTATAACAATATCTTCTACATAATATTTTAAAACTTTACCAAGTATTGTTTTGTTCGCAACAAGAACCTCTTTAGTAAAATCAAAAAATTCTGTTTTCTTCTGCAAATCAGCAGATTTAGTTTGCCAATTGTTATCATAATCTCTTTTGCTCCATAAGTCTGAAATATATTTTTTCATTTCACTTACAGAATTTTTATAGAAATCATCAAATACAAAAAGGTGTGTAGGAAATAATTTATAATGTTCCATTATATTGCTCCACTTGTAAATTTCTTCCACTCTATCATATTTTTAATTAAGAATGTTCGATTGTTTATATTTCGTAATATATGTTCTAAATATTTAACAACAGTATTTAAGTATGCAACCTTCTGGTCTGCCTTCTGTATATCTTCATCTGAATCTATATAAATGTGTACATCAGATTTAAGGACTTTTAAATCAAATGGCTTTTCTCTATAAACTGACTCATCGGCTTTACCAGTATAATATTCCCACTTCTCCCGAGTTAATACACTATAGCCTTGTTGCGCTTTCTTCAACAATAGGCTAAACTTATTAAAATGTTGGAGGTATTTGTTATGGAGTAAAGGTATTCTTGCTGATTCAGAATCAAGTTCCGTATCATCAAGTTTCAAATCTTTATCTACTAATTGTTGTAATTCTTCTAATGTCATAATATACCATTATATCAAAAAACAGCAAGAAAGTCAAGGAAATTATGTCGAGCTAATCTGGACTATTTCATAGAACATATAAGCAAAACTAGCATTCACTTGCAAGTAATCCACATCACTTGCTTTAATATCATAAGATAACCCACCGAGTTGCGTTGGGAATACATTATGGAATCGTATTTCTGTTTTTGCAATATTCTTACTATTTAATACAGTTAAAGTTGCATCCGAATATGAAGCACCTTCAGATAAAGGTGATGTTATTCTTCCAGCATCTGAACTTACACTTGCAGTTCCCACCTTTGATGAAGGAAATCTATC